CGGAGCCCCCCTTCTTTTTTGCTGTAGTCCGCCCCTTCGGTGAGGAGCCCTTCTTTTTCGGTGGTGTGCGTTTGCATAGAGATTCATTGGCCCTTTGCCCAAAATTCTGTTTTTCGGGATCAATCACCCCTGGGGCACAGACATCAGAAGCGGCACCCCCTCCCCCCCTACTACCGGCACCGGGGGTATGATCGGCCTCGGCCGTGGCCTGACTGGCATGGCAAGTGGCCTGACCCGTGGCCTCGTCACTGTTGTGCATGGCGCGAACCTCTGATCTAGAATCAGAGGACGGGGCCGGAGCCGGCAGCGCCAGGCTGTCCGCCTTTTGTCCGGACGTTTCCCCGGCAACACCGGTTGAAATCTCATCTTCGACCAGCTCGGCCTCGATCACCGGCAACGAATCGACGAAGGCCTTCACTTGATCCGGCCGCACCTCGACACGCTCCACCCGGGCAGTCGCCTCGCCGGAGAGTAGTTGCATCTTGTCCACCATCACCGCGGCGACGATGGCCGCATCCTTGGCGGCCTTGGTCTCTGGCAATAGCTCGATGACCTTCTCGACCCCGAGCCGGGACGCCCGGCGCAGATCCTTCAACAGCTCCTTTTTATCCTGCTCTATTGAAATGCCCTCACGATCCCGAACGGCGCAGACCGTATTACGCGACACGCCAAGCGCCCGGGCCGTGGCACTGATACTCTGACCCTCGGCCGCCATCCTGACCACCGCCGCATAAATGCCGGGCCGATCCCGGTGCAATCGCTCGCCGGTAAACTCCCCAGCGTCAGCAAGTCTCTTCTCTGCTTCCTCTATCTCCGAAAAAAAAGAAAGGACGGGGGCGGCAACCTGGGCGGCCGCCGCTTCCTGTATCAGACTGGCGCCGCGCTTTGCCATCATGCTACGCGCAGACGCGGCCGGCGGCCGATGCGCCGAGCCTCGAGCCAGGCCACCGCGGACGGTTCCGGGATCAATGCCCGGGAGCCGACCCGATAGTGTTCCAGCTCACCCGATGAGAGCGCCGCCGTGATCGTCCGCCGGCTGAGCCCCAACCGGGCCCCCAGATCCGCAATGGAGAACACCACCGGCAACCCCGGCACCGCTTTGTTTGTCTCTTGGTTAGCCATAAAAAAAGAAAAAGGGCCCGGCGCCCTCAATGCGGCCGCACGTGGCACGCCTCCGGGCTCATGTCATGCTCTGCGCAATAGCGCACCAGGGCGCCCGCGGCCGTGGCCGCCCGGACGATTTCCCGCCAGGGCCCGGTGAGCGGGCAAAACCCGTAAACCATCCACCGCGCCGGCGCCCGGCGCCCATCCGCGGCCGGCTTCGCCCGGCGACAACGCAACGCGGCCGCCGCGGTCATCGCTGGCCCCTCCGCATCAACTTTCCGAGCTCGTGAAACACCCCGGCCAACGCGACCAGGAACGAGCACAGCAAAAATAAAAGCACGGCCGAATCATTCACGCGGCGGCCTCCGGTTGAGCGTCGCCAGCCTCGAGCCGGCGGCGCTGAATTTCATTGATGAGGATAAGCCGGACGGCCGCGGAGCGGCTTAAACACTGGCTCCGCGAGAGATCATCAATCTTCTCTAGGACGTCCGCCGGCACGTGCAGGGCTAGCACTTTGGTGGGCATGAGGAATACTTCTAGGTAGTTCTACCTAGAACGCAAGATAATTCTTGCTAGAAATTTCAACCGTGCGACATTCACCCCATGAAACGCACACCCCGGCGCAAGTCGGACCAATCCGCCGGCAAGGGCCGCACCCGCATCAGCACCACCATCACCGAAGCCACGGACGCCGAGCTATGCCGCCTCGCCGAAGCCTCGAGCCTCACCCGCGCCGCCATGGCCCGGGAATGCATCTCCGACGCCGTAGCCCGCGGCCTGACCATCACCGCCCACAAGAGCCACGCGGGCAAAGTCATTGATTATCCCCTGACCCACCCCGGAAACCCCACCGCCCGCGCCGCAGACGATGCGGGAGCGTGATATTAAGTCCCGACTATCCGGAAGGCAATATCGTTCGCGGGCCCTGGTCCGGCAGTTGGTTTTGACCTGGGCAAAACACCCCCCAAAAATAATTTGAAAAAACCGCTTGCCATGTAGCGTGCGCACGCTATGCTGGCAGCGTAGTTTAACAATCAAACCGGAAGAGCCAACCGGAACAAACGGGCAAATCAAAATATGACAAACATCGCATACCAGGTCATCACTGACCGCTTAATCGCAATGCTCGAGGCCGGCACCGCGCCCTGGCATAAACCGTGGACCGGCGGCGCCGCGTCCTTCCCCAAGAACATCAAAAGCAAAAAGCATTACAACGGCATTAACGTCTGGATGCTTCACATGAGCGGACATTCCTCCGCTTATTTCATGACGTTCAAGCAAGCCAAAGAACTCGGCGGCAGCGTCCGCAAAGGCGAAAAGGGTTTTCCCGTCGTCTTCACCAAACAGCTACCGCCCCGCGCCGTTGACGTCCCGACCAGCAACGGCGGCAGCGAATCCATGATCGACGGCCGATCCGGCGGCCGCATGTTGAAATATTACACCGTCTTCAACGTCGAACAATGCGACGGCATCACCGCACCGGACGCCGGCACGGTGCCCACCTTCGAGCACGATCCCATCGAAACCGCCGAACGCATCCTTAGCGACATGCCGAACCGCCCAGCCATCACCCACGCCGGCGGCCGCGCATGCTATGCGCCCGCCCTGGACGTCATCACCATGCCGGAGGCAAACCGCTTCGAGACTCGCCCGGCCTATTACAGCACGCTCTTTCACGAGCTCGCCCACAGCACCGGCCACGCGACGCGCCTCAGCCGCCCGGAAATCATCGAGCCAGGCTCATTCGGTTCCAAGCCCTACGGCAAAGAGGAGCTCGTTGCCGAAATGGCCGCCGCTTACATCTGCGGCGCCGCCGGCATCGAGCGCGACACGATCGACAATTCCGCCAGCTACCTCGCCGGATGGATTGACACGCTCAAAGGCAACGTAAAGCTCGCCGTGCAAGCCGCCAGCGCCGCACAGAAAGCCGCCGACTACATCCTCGGCCGCTACGCCGTCAGCGCCGCACCGCTACCCACCACGGCGCCCGCCGTCATGGAAGCCGCCCAGGATCTTGACCTGTTCCAATTTGCAGAGGTTGCTTGACCGCCCGACACCGGGTCCGCACCGCGGGCCCGGCACGGACGGCCAGACGGCCAACCAACACAACAACAACCGAACCCGGGAAGATCCGACCCGGCCAAAAACGGGAACATCAAACAATGCACAACAACAACCACACGCCGGGCCCCTGGTCGCTCGGCGGATCTTACGACACCAACCCGCACGGCGAATTTGAAGTCTACGGCGCCGAATTCGGACACTACGCCACCGGCCGCGTCGCCGTTGTGGAACGTCGCGCCGGCGGCGCTTACCTGGCTGACAGCGTTTCGCCTCACGCGCAACGCCTCACCGCCGAAGCCAACGCCCAGCTTATCGCCGCGGCGCCCTGCATGCTGCTCGCCCTGACCATTGCCCGAGCGCACATCCGTCGCGCCCTGGATGAGATCCCCGAGAACGACGGCAACCTGTCCGGCGCCCTGGCAGTCATCGGCGAAGCCATCACCAAAGCCACCGGAGGCGATTTCGAATGAACGCCGCCACCATCACCCCGGCCGACGAGCTCGAGCTCATGCGCCAAGCCTACGACATCGGCACCCGCGACGGCACCGACGCCGGCGAGCGCACCGCCGAAGAGCTCTTCACCGGACCGGACGCCGAGACCGTTGCCAGGCAATGCCTGGCCGACATCGCCGACGGCAGCCCGGATCTATGGCAGCTGATGCCGCCACCGGCCACCGATGAGGACGCCTGGAGCCTCATCTATGACGCCGGCTACGACGTCACCGAAACCCCCGCCGAGCTCGCCGACGCCATTTCCGCCAGCTATGACGACGGCTACAGCGCCGGATGGGTCGAACGCATGCAACGGCACGCCGAGCTACACCTCGCGCTGTTCGCCGACTTCGAGACCGTCCC